GACAGGTAGCACCAACAGCAGCACCTACACCTAAGCCAGTAACTAAGAAAGACGAGGAATAATCCGATGGCAGTTTATTTAGCAAACACTGGAGTTCTAACTGTTAATTCGGTAGATCTCTCAACATTAGTTACATCTGTAACTATCAACCGAGCATTTGATGAACTAGAAGTAACGGCTCTTGGCGATCAAGGTCATCGTTATATCAAGGGTCTAGAAGCCTCAAGTATCACTATCGACTTTATCAACGATGCAGCCACAGCCAAGACACTCCAGACACTAAATACTAACTGGGGTTCTAATGTAACTGTAACATTCAAGCAGACATCTGCTGCTGTTGCAGCTGACAATCCTTTGTACACAATGACATGCTTGATTAACAATATCACTCCAGCTAACGGAGATGTTGCAAGCCTATCTACTCAGAGTGTAACTTGGAATGTATCAGGTACTATTGCAGTAACAACATCATAAGAAACTAACAAAGGGGCAAAACCATGGCAAGACTAAAGATAGTTCGTACAGATGGAAGCGTATTAGAAGGCGAAATTACTCCAGCAGTGGAGTACTCGTTTGAGCAATACGCTAAAAAGGGCTTCCATAAGGCGTTTCGCGATGAAGAAAAGCAGAGCGATGTCTATTGGTTAGCATGGGAAGTAACACGCAGGTCAGGTGAAACTGTTAAGCCTTATGGGTTAGAGTTTATTGAAACACTGAAGTCAGTAAGTGTCGAGGACTCAGACCCTTTGTCTTAAAGCGCGATCTTCCGTTCACCTATCTAATCGCTAGGCTAAGCATTAGATTGGGAATCGCGCCACAACAATTAATAGAATTAGATAAGACCATGCTAGATGCTCTAGTACAAGGTCTAAAGGATGAAGCTAAGGAGGTCGATGATGCCAGCAAGCGTAAAAGGCGGAATTGAACTCCGTAAAGCTCTGCGTGAATTTACTCCAGAATTGGCAAAAGAAACCCAAAAAGAATTGGGTAAAATCTTAAAACCGATTACGAATAAAGCCAGAGGGTATATTCCTTCAACCGCGCCTTTAAGTGGCTGGGCTGACAGTAATCAAAAAGGTTCTTGGAGTAAGCGCGTTTGGTCATCGTCTGAGGCTAAGCGCGGCATTGGGTATAAGACCACACCTTCTAAGCCTAATCGTTCCGGCTTTCGATCATTGGTCAGAATAGTCAATGCTTCTGTCTCAGGTTCTATTTATGAAACTGCTGGTCGTAAAAGCGGGTTAGATGGCAGACCTCAAGCACCATTGGCTCAAGTAGTTGCTCCTACAAATGTTAATTTTGGTAAGAGGATTCGCTCTGGAAGTAAGGGTCAATCTATGAGCAATAACCCTGATGCAGGAAAACAATTTATTGCAGCAATGGGTGGCGAAATAGTCAATGCTTATGTTCGTAAAGAAGGCGCGGTCGGTCGTTCTAGTCAAAAGATGAAGGGTCGCGCAATCTTTAGAGCTTTTGCAGAAGATCAAGGTAGAGCTACAGCAGCAGTAATTAAAGCGATTGAAAACTCTAAAACTAATTTTGAAAAAATTGTCGCTAAAGGTGGCGGTAGCGGTATGTCAGTGGGAGGTCGATAATGGCAGCAGATGTAAAGATTGATATTGCTGCCGAGTTCACTGGCAAAAAGGCTTTTAAGCAAGCCGAGACTTCAACAGACAAACTTATCAAGGGTACCAAAAGATTAGCTGGTTCAATAGGTCTTGCTTTTGGAACGGCGCAAGTTATTGCTTTTGGTAAGGCATCGGTTAAGGCTGCCTTAGAAGCACAGGCTCAACAAGAGCGTCTTGCTAATCTTGTTAAGGTTACAGTCGGTGCGACGGAATTTCAGATTCAAGCTTTAAATGATCAAGCAGCAGCTTTACAAGATATTGGTGTTGTAAATAAAGAAAACATCACTCAAACTCAATCGCAACTTGCCACATTCAATTTACAGATCGACACTATCAAGCAGCTCACTCCTGCAATTCTTGACTATGTAACAGCCGAAAAGGGTGCAGCAGCTTCAGCCTCCGAGTTTAAATCTATGACTAATGGACTTGCACAGGCTCTCAATGGCAATTTTGCATCTTTAACTAAAGTTGGCTTTGTCCTTGATGAAGCAACAAAAAAGACAATTAAGAATGGCACAGAAACAGAGCGCGCAGCTGCTCTTGTCAAAGTCTTAAATTCAACCTATAAGGATTTTAATAAAAACCTTGCCAATACTCCTACTGGTCAAATGCAAAAACTGGCTAATGCAGCCGATGATGCAAGGCAAAAAATTGGCGAAGGCTTGCTTGGCGCGATGGTTGAACTTGGCGGAGCCGGTGGAATTGGTACAGTAACAAAGGCTATAGACGAGTTATCTCTCGGATTATCTGAGAGCCTTATTTCGGCTGCTAAGTTAGTTACAGAATTACAGAAATTGCCTGTTCTTGGTGATTACTTGGGAAGGCTTTTTAGCAATCCTTTAAGTCTTCCTAAAGAGTTCTTAGTCTTCGGTAAAGGTGGTCTTTTAGATTCTTTCCGCGCCTATGGCAAGGTTGCAGGAATACAAAAAGCTACAGACAATGCTCACTTAAAGAGCTTGCTTGAACAATTTAACGTTATTAAAAAAACTAGCAATTCTGCTACTAAACTTACAGCAGAAGAACTGAAGAAATTAAAAGCTAAGCAGCTAGCTGCTGCCATTGATAAGGCTAATCTTGCACTAGGCAAGGGTGGCACTGCCTTTGACATGGAAGCGATCCAACTTGAAGCAGCTAAAATAAATCAGGTTGAGCAATTAAAGAAAGCCACTAGTGCATCTCAACTTTTAGCGATTACTAATGATCTTACTCGTTTGTCAGTATTAAAAGATATTAAAAAATTAGAAGATGCTATAGCTTCGGGTGATATTAAAAGAATTGAAGCAGCTACTAAAGCACTTAACGAGAGTACGAAGCTCCTTGGTGTTTTAACTAACCAAGAACTTAAGATTATAGATATCAAAAAACTCTTAGAGGCACTGGCTGCAAAAGATCTAATTAGCTTAAAAAACTTAAATGATGCTAAGGCAATATTAGAGAGCCTAAATATCCCTTCTGGCGGAATCATCAAGGTTGAAATTAGCGCAGCAGCCGAAGCAGCTCTAGCAGCTTTAGCAGCTGCAACAGCAGCAGCAAAAGTATTAGCCGGCGGTACTGTTAAAAAGAAGTTTACTGGAGAAGAAATAACCGATATTCTTAGAAGGCTTACTAGCGGTCAGAAAATTACGGTAGCAGAAGGCTTGGCTATTGGCGTAACAGATCCTAAGTCTCTTAGACCAGATGTTGCAACTGATATTGAAAACCGAACTACGACTTCTAATTCACCTCCATTGCCTACAGCTGTCCCATCTGCTTTGGGCGATCCAGCTCTTTTAGCTTCCATTATTGCAGCTATCTCTATCGCTGCTACAGCAGCAGCCGAAAATGCTGCTGCCATTAAAGCAGGTACTGCTCAGCCAGTTTCAGTAACTAATAATTTTAATGGTGTGATCGGGGACCCTAACGCTCTTGCAAGCCTAATCACGAGCATTGTACAAAATGCTATAGATCGAGGCACAATTAAAGCCGGTACGCTTGTATGACATGGCTTCCAGAATGGCGAGTGACCGTAGGTGATGATGTCTATACCACTGTTACAGCGGTTAGTTATGCCACAGGTCGGTTAGACATTGATCGGCAACCTACAGCAGGCTATTGCCAAGTGGACATTATCAACAGCACCAATGCACCCTTTACCATCAATGTTACAGAGAGCGTAACCCTAGAACTTAAAAACTCTACAGGTGCTTACGTCACTGTATTCGGTGGAGAAGTATCAGACTTTAACATTGCCGTTAGAAGTCCAGACGAAACAGGCTTTGTAACTACTGGCACTATTCTTGGAATTGGAAGCCTTTCCAAACTTACTAAGTCCATCTACAACACAGCCCTAGCAGAAGGCTTGGACGGCGCACAGATAGGCGAAATTCTAGGCAGCGCACTCAATCTTAAATGGAATGAAATAACTCCAACTGTGACGTGGGATACATACCCTCTAACTCAAACATGGAATGATGCAGAGTCATACATTGGCACTATTGATTCAGGCTTCTATACGATGATTAGCCAGACTGCCAATGCCACTGCCAAGTCTGCAACGCTTGCAGATCAAATAGCACAAAGCGCACTTGGTCAGCTCAACGAGGATCGCTATGGGAATGTAAATTATGACGATGCCGATCATAGGTCTAACTATCTTGCAGCCAATGGCTTTACTAACCTTGATGGATCTTATGCAACTGCCAGCAGTATTCAATCTCAGACTCAGATCGCTCGTATCCGCAACAGTCTGATCTATCGTTATTCAACTGGCTACAACTCTACCTACACTGACTCTGATCAAGACTCTATAGCCTCTTTTGGTCTCTTTGAGAAATCTACTGAATCTAACATTAAAGACCTAGTCGATATTACTCAGATTGCTACTAGAGAGCTTGCCCTTCGTAAGAACCCTAGAGCCTCGCTAGGTGCTATAACTTTCCGCCTAGACAATTCCAATATGCCAGATGCGATGCTAGATAACCTGATTGGGATTTTCTTTGGTCAGCCTGTCTTAATTGACAATCTGCCTAACAATCTTTTAGACGGTGCATTTGATGGCTTTGTGGAAAATATCGCTTTACGGGCTAACCCTACTTCTGTGGACATGACTCTTTACGTCTCAGCTACAGACTTCTCACTAACTACTACACAATGGGAGACGGTATTACCATTCTCCCTAATCTGGACAGGTGTAAATGGTACACTTACTTGGACTAACGCGATCGGAGCACTAACCTAATGGCAACAACCACACCCAATTTTGGATGGGTAGTACCTACATCCAGCGACCTTGTTAAGAATGGCGCAGTAGCCATTGAGACACTAGGCGATTCTATTGACGCATCTATGGTCGATCTTAAAGGTGGCACCACTGGTCAAGTGTTATCAAAGACTACTAACACAGACATGGACTTTACATGGTCTTCACCGGGGAGTTCATCACCACTTACAACTAAAGGCGATCTTTATACTTTTTCTACCGTCAATGCTCGATTAGGTGTCGGTGCAAATAATTCAATTCTTATGGCTGATAGTGCCGAAGCAACAGGATTAAAATACGCTGGAACTTATACCGCATACACTCCAACAGTTACAGCTGGCGCTGGAACTTTTACAACAGTCAGCGCAACTAGTAGATATTTGTTGATTGGAAAATTGTGCCATTTTTACGGCAGAGTTAGTATCACAACAGTTGGAACTGCATCTGGCTCGATTGTTATCACGCTTCCAGTTACAAGAATTGCTGGAAATGCTCAAGTAGGTTCAGCTGAAGAAACAAGTGCGGTAGGATTTGGTGCATTTGTTTTGATGAATACAACTACTACAGCCAACATTTTGAAGCCAGATTTTACTACAGCCATTGGTGCTGGCAATGCATTAGATTTCAACATAACTTATGAGGTGGCATAAATGGCAAAATTCATTTCACATTTTGGTGCAGAAAATGACGCAGAAGTATCAGATGAATTATTTTTGATTCGTCTACGCCATTGGCGGGATAAGGAATTAAGCCGTACAGACTGGACACAGGTAGCTGATGCGCCTGTCAATCAAGCTGCATGGGCAACTTATCGTCAAGCCTTGCGCGATTTGCCAGAAAGCAATCCTGATCCGAAAAAGATTGAAATCCCTGTTGCACCATGAAGCCTCAATTAAGTAAAGCTGCTAAACAACTTCGGGAGCAGTTCGATGACGCATACCCAAGTCGTGACCGCACATCGGATGGCTGGATCGGTGATACCAGACACGCAGCTCGCCCTAGCGATCATAATCCGGATGCTAATGGTTGGGTTCGTGCCATCGATGTTGATCGTGATGTCAGTGGTCGGAGCAAGCCAGACCTCATGCCAGATATTGCAGATCAGATTCGTCTCTTATGCAAGTCTAAAAAAGAAAGACGCATTGCCTACATTATCTTTGATGGTCGTATCGCCTCAGCTAAAAAGGCTTGGGCTTGGCGTCCATACGAGGGCTCAAACAAACATAACCACCACTGCCATATCTCGTTTGAAAAAGAAGCTGACAATAATGAGGCTTTTTTTCAAGTACCTATGTTAGGAGCCACAGAATGAATGAACTAAAAACAGCAGCAGGATCTTGGGCAAGAGCCTTTCTGGTCGCAGTAATCTCCATGGCAGCTGCCGGAGTTTCAGATCCTAAGGCTTTGATTGCAGCAGGCGTAGCCTCAATCTTGCCTCCAGTGCTTCGCTACCTTAATGCTAACGACCCTGCCATGGGTGTTAAAAAGTGACACAGGGAGATTTTTTTACTCTTTACATGGCTACCCTTGCAGTGCTAGGCGGTCTTTCGGGCTTTGTGATCACTCACCTATTGTCTGAAATTAAAAGACTTAATGGGCGTGTTGATGAGATCTATAATCTTCTCTTAGACCGATAATTTTCCCATGGCAAGAAAAGCAACTAAGAATCTAGTTGAGCAAGATTACTCAGCTCTTGATGCTTACTGCATTGGGATGTACGAGTTTGCTCAAAGTCTAAAGCGAGCAGGCTTTGATGAGGAAACCGTCCTAGGCATTATCGTAGAGCGATCAGCCTACCCTGCGTGGATCTTGCCAGATCCAGTCGAGCCAGAAAGGTTTGGCGATTACGAAGATGAGGACGATGATTAAAAAACGATATCTAGTGATATCAGATTTACAGATTCCTTACCATCATGAAGCAGCAGTTAAAAATCTTATCAAGTTAGTAAAGCGCGAAAAGTTCGACCTTGTATTAAACACCGGTGATGAACTGGACATGCAGTCACAAAGCAAGTGGGCACAGGGCACTAAGTTAGAGTGGGAAGGTACTTTAGATGCTGACAGAAGCCTTGCTCAGAATATTCTCTATGACCTCGGCACAACAGATGTCACTCGAAGCAATCACACAGACAGGCTCTACCATACGCTACTACGAGCACCTAGCCTCATTGGACTCCCAGAGCTTGAATACGCAAAGTTTATGGACTTCGCCGGACTCGGTATCCGATTCCACAAAAAGCCCTTCGAGTTTCATAAAGGATGGGTCTTAGTCCATGGTGACGAAGGATCAATGAATACTAATGCTGGACTTACAGCTCTAGGATTAGCGCGTAAGTTCGGCAAGTCTGTAGTTTGTGGACACACTCACAGAGCAGGTATTAGTGCCTTCACAGAGGGCATAGGAGCCTCGTACAGGACTTTGTGGGGCTTAGAGGCTGGGAATGTCATGGACAAAAAGAAAGCCTCTTATTTGAAGGCTGGGAGTGCTAATTGGCAGATGAGCGTAGCAGTCATCGAGACGCATGGAGACCGAGTAAGTCCGATGCTAGTGCCGATAAACAAGGATGGCTCTTTCACCCTTTACGGAAAGTTGTACGCTTAAAAATCGTTATCGTTTCGTTACCGAAATGTGCTTGATTATGTCAGATAGGCGTGAGACTCTAATTCTGTAAGCCAGACGAGGGCGCTGGATGCAGATAGGTACACAATGATCAACTCAATAACAATTATAGGAATGTTAGGGTTACTAATAGCTTCTAACTTTATATGGTATTGGCAAGGCTACAAGGATGGCAGGCGCGAAGGTTATGTTCGTGGTCGCGATCTAAGCCGACAAGGCTTCTGGCAAGAATGAGAGCTAACGAGATCTTACTGACAGCCACCGACACAATCCGAGAGCGTGGGCTTCAGTATGGACATCCAGCCGATAACCTAGAACACACAGCCATGCTGCTAAGTGCTTACTTACAGATGCCGATTCACGATTATCAGGTGGCAGGCATCATGGTCTTAGTTAAACTGGCTAGGACTAATCAATCAGCACAGCACATAGATAATTGGATCGATCTATGCAGCTATGGCGCACTGGCTGGACAACTAGCCACAGAGGAGAATGAACTCTATGTTTAATTTAGCTGATTACGAGACAGTCGAAAAGAGATTGGGGTACATAGCAAATGCTAAATCTTTCTGGGAAGATCATCCTAACGGTCGTGTATCAACTGAGATGGAAGTTTGCGAGAAGGATCGCTATGTTTTCAAAGCGTATCTATTCAAGGATCTTAAAGATGACATTGCTTTTTCCACCGGACACGCGGGCGAGATCGTTTCTGATCGAGGTGTCAATTCGACTTCTGCATTGGAGAACGCGGAAACTAGCGCAATCGGTAGAGCACTTGCAAATGCGGGTTATGCAACTAAAGGAAAGCGTCCAAGTCGAGAAGAAATGAGCAAGGTAGTAGCACAAAAGCCTGTTAAGCCAGCGGTACAAGATCTGGTACAAGCCATCCAAACAGCTGACAAAGAGACAGCAGAGCAGGATTATTGGACTACTCCAGTCAATGACTACATGAAAGTAGTAGATGCTCCTGTCACTTTAGAGAAGGCTATGGAGAATGTAGCTGCAATTATAGGAACAGGTGAAGCACAAGAAGCACCAAGTTGCAAGCATGGACACATGAGATGGCGCGATGGTGAGAAGAATGGTCGTGCATGGGGTGGGTATCAATGTGCTCACATGAACGCAGGGGGCGTTAAGTCTGACTGTCCGCCTGTTTGGTATCGCATGGGTAGTGATGGAAAATGGCGTCCACAGGAGGTAAGGGTATAATGGGAAACATTGGAATTAAGATAAATGGCGAATGGCTTGATCTTATGTCAGCCTTCGTGCCTTGTCAGTTATGTAATGAACCTGTCCAGATACGCGATCTAGCGCACATATCATCTGACTCTGTCAATGGTATTGTGAACTGGCAATGTGCGAAATGTAACGCAGTCAATGGGTAACAAAGAGCAGCTCTTAACATTCTTGATACTAGCTCTATTCATAGGTGGCGTGGCAATGGGCTACACAGCTGGATTGAGTAATGGCTAGTCAAGCAAGAAAGCACAGAGGTTTCCGCACAGAGCGCGTAGTTGCACAGTACCTATCGACTGTCTGGCAAGGCGCATGTGTGGGAAGGGGTAGTGGCAAGGATATTGTTAATGTACCGTTTGATGTTGAAGTCAAAGCCCGCGCTGGATTTCAACCACTTGCATACATAAAGCAATTAAAAGCTCGCACAGCCATTTCGGGGGAATTAGGCTTTGGAGTTATTAGACTCAACGGTCAGGGTGAAGATGCGCGTGAGTATGCCGCGATCATTAGACTAGAGGATCTATTGCCACTACTCATATTAAAATACGGTCACTTAGACAAAGAACCTACAGATGCAGACATAGACCGATGCTCTGGATGTGGGTCATACATGATAAGGAAGTGTCTTACTTGCCAGCCTACGACTACCGATGCCCAGACTGCAATCTTAGTCAAGAGATTAGCCATGGATGGTACGACAGACCAGTAGTGCCATGCACTTACTGTAATGAGCCTATGGTCAAGACAATCAGCACAGCTGCTATTCACTTTAAGGGCAAGGGCTTCTACTCTACTGATAAATAATTATCCACAGAAGTTATCCACAGGAGGTCTCAATGAAGCGACACACCGCTCTGACCAGCACTTATGTAAATGTATTTGACAATGATGGTACGCTAACACAGCAGAGCCTCTCAAAGGCTCACCGCGAGCCCCTTAGGGGCGTAGCTCGCGGGGTGCTAGTAGCTATTGGGATATCTCTATTGCTAGTGCCTAATGCAGGTGGATCTAAACCAATGCAATATGTAAATTATAAAGAGTATGCATTACATCTATTACATTATGACTATAAGCAGTATGTATGCATTACAAAGCTCTATGGTAAAGAGTCAGCGTGGAATCCAAAAGCAATAGGCAATCTAAGTGGTACTCAAAGAGTATATGGAATACCGCAAGGTAAGAGTGAGTGGCTTAAAGACCAAGATGGTTATGCTCAGGTACGATGGGGCTTGGCATACATTGAACATAGATACTCCAATCCATGCAATGCTTACGATCACTGGAGAAAATATAATTGGCACTGAATCAACGAAGGGTCAATGACCCAAGAGATAGCAGAAGATGGCGAGCCTTTAGGTTAACCATCTTGGCTCGTGATAACTATCAATGCGGTTATTGCCAAGGTGATGCGACCACGGTCGATCATGTTGTGCCAATCATTGACTCACCCGATCAAGCTTTCAATCCAGAGAATTGTGTCAGTGCTTGCCAGCCTTGCAATAGTGCTAAAGGATCTCGAAATCAAG